GCCAAATTATCTCAACAAGCATTAGAATCCCTTATTATAAATAAAAAAGTATATTTGGAAAACATATCAACAGAAAAATACGGACGCATTCTTGCAAATGTATATGTGATTTCAGTTAATAAACAAAAAATAAACGTCAACCAATGGTTATTAGACAATGGATATGCTGTTAGATATGATGGAAAAAAGAAGGAACCATTCACACAATTTACCCAAGTGATACCACCGAATGATGGAGTTAATAATAGTATATAAAATTGATTAAATTAAATATCATATACATCATATAAAATGGAGCAAAACAAATACTACATATTTACAAAATCGATTAACGATAAATCAAGCATATTCGAAGCAAAATTCGTAGAAATCATAAACCAAACATTGATAGTTACGGATTATTATGAAGAACCTAATAGAGGACGCAGTAAAGCGCTTTATTCAATCCCTCTAGATTGGATTATACACCATTGCACATTTAAAACGCCCACCTAAAGGTGGGCGTTCTTTATACGTGCTTTGGTAACGGTTACTTTGCAACCGATAAATTACCTTTTATATATTGATAATTTCGCCTTTGGCGAAATTATCAAATATAATCGGCATTTTAAAGGTGCAAAGGTGTAAACGTCAAACCTAAGACTTTATTCAATAATTTCATGGAAACCCCTTGAATCCTATTCATCGGTTCCTCCTAAAAAAATATTCGTAGGTGTATTCAAAGAATAATAGGGAACTTGAAACCTACTACACCAATCCATCGATTTCTGGATATTGGTCTGTAAAAGAGTTTCTATTTTATCCATTTTTGTTTTACTATCTATAAGAGATAATGTATATGTAATATTTTGAATCTGTTTTTGACCAAAGATAGCATTATACTCTTCTATTTTTTTGATAAAATACTGATTGATTCCGGCATCCCTATTTATGAACCTCCCAGGAAACCCATCTGGGTTCTCCATCATAGATTTAAATGCCGCCGATAAATACGGATAAAATCCTGTTATATTGTCATGAAGAAATCCTACGCATACAACATATCGTTCGGAATTCGCGTAGCGACTTGTATGAGGTTTCATAATATAGACTTTTTCATAAAAAGACGAGAGTATATAGAGGATATCTACTGTATGTGCCATGAAACAATCGAATATTTTCAGGATAAAATGCCCCCTATATTTATTGAGACAAAGGGCGAACGCCATCTGCGCAAATAGAAGTTTCCCAATCATCTTTTCTTGTTGGTTGAAATCGAGGGAGAAATCGAATCCCCCGTCGGCAGTCACAATATCCATTTTACCGTATTTCGAAACAACATACTCGAAGTTCTCGAAAGAAAGAATATTTCCAGTTCCATCTGCTCCATTTTCTAGGAAAATATTGGGATTCAATTTCATAAAGTTCTCCGATTTCTTCCAACCTGGAATATTGGGGTCGTTTTTCTTTTCGTCAAGAAGAGTCATACCGACATATTTATCTTCAAGACACCTTCGCATATAGACCATGGCTTCAATAAAACCTCCGGGACCCTCCGCCAAATGGAAAGTCCTGATAGGTTCTCTAAAAAAAAGTCGGAATGTATGAATAATTTCGATCATTTTAAAATACGACCTAGACATCGGTTTGTATTTCGATACCGATTTCTTTTTCAATGGAACGACCGTATGAATATATTCATATGGATTCGTGTATTTTTTGAAAGTATCCCACTGTTTTTCGATGGCCGTTATTTTTTCTTTGATGTTATATAAATAGTTCGATAAAGAAGGTGAATATGAAATACCGGATTCATCGATGTCTTCTTTTACTTTTTTATTCTCATTTTCTTCACTGTATTCTATTTGCTTATATAAATGTAAATAAGACCTTGGTAACATAAAAAATGTCATATAACTAATGTATATGACATTTTTTGTTTATACCTTTTACATTGGTTCTCCTTTCAGATTAAACGTAAAATTTATTCTTCATCTTCGAAACCAGGTTTTTTGTCAGATTCGCCTTCTTCGGCCCCACCAAATTCGGGTTCTGCTGATGAAAACTCCGCTGACGCTTGCGAAAACAACTCCGTTGCCGGTTTCTGTAATTTAACGCGAATCTTCGTCTTCTTCACCTCCCCTCTAAGAGCAGGACGTTTCTTCAAGACCTTATCGACTTCCGCCTCCAATTCTTCAGTAGACAATCCACCCTCTTCAACACCTTCGACGCCCTGTAAGAACAACTTCTCTTTCTTTGCCGCGTCCACTGACATAACCTTCCGAAAAACGAAATAGCGATTCAAAAACGAAACGGACTGCTCGGCACCTGTCATGTAGGGCGCATCTTTATAATCCACCTCTACTTGGGGTCTCCGCCTAATCTCATTCTTCATCGAATCATATAATTCGCTAAATAGTCCAGTCGAATTCGGCAATCCCATCTGGTGTGCCTCATCTTTCGAAACCAGCTTAAACCCATAGTTATCCATCATCTCGACGAAGAACGCGAAATTCACCAAATATTCCGTGGCAAACTGGTTAATACTCTCTTGATAGACATCGATTCTATATCCTAAAGATGTATCATCATCGGGTAAACCACTATCATTATACTTCTTGACAATCTCGCAAATCTTCGATTTATTCCCATCTCTATCCGTCGTCGAAAAGACTGCTGATTCACCGTCCTTCTTTTTCTGGAGCATCTTGAAAATCGTCTTGCCGTCATAACACGTTCCCACGAAATACCCCTGGTCCCTCGTGCATTCCGCCAAGTTCCTCAAAAATCCATGGAAAACTATCTTATTCTCGAAGAAATAATGAAGAGCAAATTGGCACGAACTAATCTGGAATCCGGCTTCGCCAACACCATATTGAGCCACTACGGCTTTACCAATCACCAATGGGTCTTTAGGACCCTTACCAAAGATGGCATTGGCAACTTTCTTATCTTTACTATTCGTATCACCGGGGAAAGCCTTCAATGTACGGATATTAAGTCCACTGTTCCCCACAGTAAATAGACAATCCGGAACTGATTTATTATCCCGGCGAACATTCAAGAATCGAGCACAAGCCCCCTTTTTATTATTATGAATATTCGGGTGGCTTACGTCGATGCCGAAAACGAACCCCAATTTCGCCGCTGTCCATTTCGAAAGGTCGCCGCCCATTCCAACCGCATAATCGATGAGCGTATCTCCGCGTCGGCCAACCCCCAATATAAGTGCCTTCTTGACAAACAGATTGTGGAAATCGCGGAGCCCCTGCGTATTGTTCTCTTGGTTTCCCTTGTAATAAACGCCTTCATCTACTACATCCGGAATGCCTTCGCCAGTAGTAATCATCTCTTCTGTAATAGGATAATGAATCGATTTCCAATTGGCATTGGCCACACGATAAGCATTGCCAAACTGTTTTTCTCCATTACGCAACTGCTGCGTCTTATCTGTACGGACACGTAGAGGAATCCAGCGAGAATCCGGCGCCCTGCTCCCATCATATTTGAATTCGACGATATTGTATGCGCTGAAATAATCGCCCTCTTCGGATAACATCATTCCATCTTCTTGTAATTTTATCTTCGTGATATACGCGTTGGCATCGTAGGGGTCTGTAGGTCTGAATAATTCGGGCCTATATTTCCCCGCATTTTCTTTTGAAGAAGGTTCGACACCGTCAAGCATATCTTGGTAAGGATTCATGAACCCGTCGTTTTTCTCTCTATAACCGCACATGAGTTCCAATGTCTTGTATTGGTCGATAGCACTAGCGCCCATCATATTGAGACCGTCTTTGTAGATGTGAGATATCTCTTCTTTACCAGTAGAATCCGTTTTCACAGTGACCAAGAAATCAACTGTATTTTGTTCGGCAGGTTTCCATTTAAAAGAGTGTTCCCAAGTGGCACTGGATGGAGGAGGGGCTTTTCCTCCAGCAGATGTCGCCGTATCACCTCCTACAGGATTACTCGACGGCGTCAAAATGAGACCATCTGTGTGATAAGGATAGAGCCCATCGGCGATTCCCTTCATAATCGACGCAGCACATTCAAAAATGGATTTGACGTCGGAGGTTTGCTCGAATCTCTTGCATTGAACGACTAATTTACAAGAATGTTCTATCTTCGGCTTTTCTTTTAAGAACTCGCCACTTTTAGCATTAAACCACACCGAATTTCCCTTCTTGTCTTTCACTTCTTTCCAGATTTTAACTGGTTTCTCGCCCACAATCGAAGAAGGTTTCAAAACAGAAACTAGTTGGTTCAATACGGGCAATCTGTAATTACTCGGGAGTTCTGCTGCGGCTTCTTCTTCGCCAGTCGACTCTACTGGACAAAATGCCTTATCCCGAAAATTCTTGCCGTTCACAAAATAGACATCGAAAGCAGCATACAAATTCATAGGGTTTCCTAATTTGTCGAATTTCACCAATTCCCCGTCCAAAAGACTATTATAAACCGTCTTTTCTTCGGTCTTCATCCCCGTAAATTGGACATTGAAACGGTTGTCAATCAAATATATTCGACCGACTTCATTTATATACAATAATTTACGTTCTCCATCGGCTTTATCAGTTACAGTATAATTCTCCAATACACTTACTGCTGTTGACCCCTCCTTTTTAGGCAAGATATTCTCACGCTGAAGAGTAACTGAACCAGGTCCTACAAAAGCAAAATTGCGAGAGAATTCTTCTTTATTCGTGAAATCTACCCGCCTGAATTCGTATTCTTTCTTCTCGAGAACCAGCTTCATATATCCGTTTAGGACATCATCGCGTTCGGTAAACGAAATCGGGTAGAAACACTGCTGAATACCGCATAATACGATTCTGATAGACGCCCGTAAGGCATTCATAACTTGGTCTACCGTTTCGTATTTCTTACCAGTCCCCACATTACTATTATCGATTTCTAATTCGATTTCATAGGTTTCAGCGGCTTCAAATACACCGGATTCTTGAATCGTATATGTCGGAATAGGCACATTGGAAGGAGGCCTACGAAAATTGGGCCCACCGCCATCGAACCCACCATCAATACGAGCCCCTCTTCCTGAAGCAAATTTCTTAGAAGAACGAATAATACTGATATCGGCAAACACTGGCAAATCTGGATGCGAGAACCGAACACGATTCATAAGACGGAATGTTTTCTTTCTATCCGCCCATGTCTGAATGACTTGTTTTACAAAGGGAGTTCCAGAATGGTATGTCTGCTCCAATTGATAAGACACGCGGAAATTCATATCATACATATCAATCGGTCTCTGATATGTGCCGTCGGGTTCTTGTGTCGAACTCTTTTTCGTGAATTGGATTTTATTATAGCTATTCCACGGTTTGTCCAAAATAGATTGTATGCTATTGGTCTGACAATATTCTTGAACCATATCAAGACCGACTAATTCGGCACGGACATTCGACATCTTGCGCTGGTCTGACAGCTGGTCCTGGTAATTAATACGCAAATAATGATGACCATTCGGCAAATCCGTCGTAAACCCGTTTTTAAGAAGCTGTTTGACAACATTGTCATAATCTATTTTTGACAACGGGCGTCCACTTCTCGTATTCGTGCCAAAACGGATTTCGAATTCGTTCTGTTTACGGTCATTGCGATAATTGGGCGTCCCCGAAGCTAAATATTGGGTTAAACGCTGTTTGAATGCCTCCCCTGCCTCTTTGATTTTATCTTTTGCCCTTTGTTCAGCGAACGAGACGGCACCTTCGGCAACGGCTTTTGCATCGGGTTCGGCCTTTTGTTCTAATTCTTTTGTGTTTCTTTCAGACGACATACAATAATATATACTTTGTGTATATATTATTTTAATAATCATTCGTATCAATTTTATCATGTCATTCTAGACGAGCCAAACAAGGTGTTGTGATAAAGCCCTGTATACTTCGTCCTTCGATTTGTCATGAAAAGGTATTCCATGATTCTCCGCTAGTGTATTCAGTTCTGCACGTTTATATGTTGATATGGCACGGAGCGGTTTCTGATAACTTTCTAAACCAAACGACTCCTCACATAGGGTATCGAACGTTTTTTCACCAGAATATAATTCGTAGTTACAAAAAGATTTATCGGTGAAGGTCTTATAAAGAATACACGCTGGATGGTCGGTCGATTGAGGCACAAACGACAGATAAGTCTTCTTGACATCATCGAAGAGGTATATCGCGATTTTATAATAAACTGACATTCCTATAAGTCCTAGTAATGTAGTTTTCCCTCCGGTCATGTATTCTGATAGCATTTCTTTTGCGGCCCCCAGAGTTATTTTTTGATTCGTTGTCTGGAGTTCTTTCGGTTTTGTCATGTAGGTTGACCTGATTTTATTTTTTTCTTCCCATTCTCGATTGTCGTATTTTGACCCAATCAATTTATATTCTGTAAGGCCATGAACAGAAATAAAAACATTCCAGAATAATGTGTCTTTTGGAAGACGTATCGAATGTTTTCTTGGCATTTTGTTTTGTTCGATTGCAACAGATTTAGTTTCTTCAACAATTTTTTTACTTGTTTCTTCTACCGGACTTTCTATAACCAAAATCGGTTTGATTTCATCTGCTGGTTGTTCGCCCTTATAAAAAAAGGGTGTCAATCTATCTAGGTCAGTGGGATGTTCAAATAACTTAATCCCAAAAATACGCTGATTTAAAAAAGTATATGTCATTTAGTTTCTAAAAGAATAAAGCATACTATCTTTAAGTTCTTTTTCGATAAAAAAAGCATTCTTAAAGTCTTCTTTTTGACACTCGAATGGTTTGAGCATTTGCTCTTGGTCCTGAATATATGCTATATACTGATTTAGTTTCTCTACTGTGTCTTGTTTTAAAAAGGCCATATTAATATAAATCCCGCTCTTGTTTTCGTTTATAGTTGCCGGAGCGAATTCGTGAATGATTTTCAAAACCTCGATATGCTGTTCTTTACTAAGACTTTCTATAGTTTTTTTTAAATCTTCTAAATCCATAATAGATGATAGAATAAAAAATTTTTATATTGTTTTTATCGAAACACCATCCGGTTATAAAAATATAAAATAAAAATAATATAAAAAATACTTGTTTATTATATCAATGTCAACCCTACAATCAACCGATAATATAAAATGCAGTATATGGGTTTTTTTTACATTTAGTTCTGTATCTTTATTAGGCACAAGTCTTGTATTAGCAAATAGTGTAGAGCCCGAATTACAAAAAGTCATGATGTATTGTGGTATTGCCGGAAGTGGTCTATTTGTATTATCTATGGGCGCTTGTTGTATTAACCCAATGAATCGTATATTATTTAAAAACAATGAAGTGAATGGTCAACAACAAACATTATTGACTGTAAAAGATGATAAAAAGATTTCTGTAGATATAGATGATAATGTATAAAAATAATATAGAAATTAATATAAAAACTATTATTGATAATGGTATAGTTATGAATCACATTATACCATTATTAGGCATAACCGGTTATTTATTATATCCAAAAGACATAAGAATCGACCCGGCCATATTATATTCTTTATCTATAGTTCATAATGGTTTCTTAGTTTCGTTTAGTGCCTGTATTTTTCTTGAATTGTCAAAAATAATATACAATGATGGAATTGTATTTCAGTCAAATTATTATTTCCAAAATCCTGTTTTTGACAGAATAATATATTTGTTTTATATTTCAAAATATTACGAATTTTTCGATACTTTTTTGATTTATTTGAATGGAAAAAACCCTATTTTTCTTCAAAAATATCATCATATAGGTGCTGTTATAAGTTGGCATCTTATGTATACATATAAAGTAGATATGGTATGGATGGCGTCATTATTAAACTCATTTGTTCATACCATAATGTACTCTTATTATTTTGGGTGTTTATTGAAAATCGACCAAGTTCGAGTTGTCAAAAAATATATAACTTCTTTACAATTGACGCAATTCTTAGTATTGTATTCGAACTTTTATTTTTATAGACCACCTATAGAAACTTGGTTTAATTATTATATTATTACATTTTTTGCAGCTTATGGAGTGGGAGTAGTAGGTTTATTTGGAAAATTTTATTATGATACCTACAATATAAAGATTATTCATACTTAATATTAATGTCACAAATAATCGATTTTTCAAATAGATATTATTTAAATACAATTATAATAGAAGATTTACAAAATATTTCTCTTTTTATAATTGGGGTTTCATCATTACTTTCGAGTATTTATTGTTATAACTTGACATATGATACAATTATTGAGAAGACACCATTTGACATTTTACTTCCATTTGTAGGTATACATGCTGGTATAGATTTTTTTATAAGTGATAAATACGATATAAAAATACATCATCTCTTCATAATGGGTATTCTTTTTTATAATAATTATTATGATGTTTCAGATAGTCATCGATTTATGTTTTCTTGTCCATTATTAAAAACTGAAATATCTTCAATATTTTATGTTTTGAAATATTATATTCCAAAAAATTCGTTTATGTATTCTATAAATTCCATATTATTTTATATTTTATTTTTTAAATTGCGTATTTTTGATTTTTATTATCAAATTATTTATAATAATTCAAATTTTAACATACTTTTTGAAACATATTCTCAAAAAGATTATTTATTATCATCTATTCTGTTAGTTTCATGTTATGGATTGTTTATATTGAATTTGTATTGGTTTTTTATTATAAATAAAATTGTTTATAAAGGAATTGCAAAAATTATAAATATAAATACAGAAACTATTTGTCATTTTTTATGTTCGTATATTCATTGGATAAATATTCCAGTAGCATTCTATATTTATTCATATAATCCAAATGAAAAAAATATATTCGATATGATTGGGATTACGGCTCTAAGCATATCATCATATATTTATCATTATGATATTTATAACCGATTCTTAAATAAACAAATAGACGAATATACTATTCCTAATAAAGAAAATATTGTGATTTTTTTAAATGATACTATATGTATCAATTTACGGAGTTTTTTAATTATAGTAACAAATTATTATTATAATCCACATTTTTCATTAATAACCGCAAGTTCATCATTCGTTCATTTGACTTGTATTTATCATAATATATTGAATATTTTGGATTTATTCATTGATAATACAAAAACACAATTTTTGAATAATCATAATCTAATTACTGCATTACCTATAGTATATGATGTTTCGTTAATATTCGCAAATTCTCCAAATGAAATCGCTATACCGTTTTTATTAGTAAATATTATGATGGGGCTTTTATTTATAGTTGAACCTTTTTATAACTTTACACATGTAGCATTTCATTTTTTGTTGATTGCTCAAAATTATTATATTTGTTTGTCCAGTAGTCAATACATCGGTAGTTGATTATTTATTTCGTCCAATAATTCTAGTAATTTATTCAATTCATTTTTAATTTCATTATATTTTTTTACTTTTATCCTATAATTATTTGGGATTCTTGTAAAAAAAGTATATGCTTTTTGTAAAACACTTTCGTTTTGTGGTAAAACAAAAGTGTTTAATACTGTATGATAATTCAATACTTCTTGGTCGATAACTTTTTTTGTTTTTATAAAAAAATCTTTTTCTTCTTCCTTATTGGATGAGTTATCTATATTATATTTGATTCGTTTTTTTTGTAAATTATTGCGTAGAGCATACCATCTTTGATTATCACTTGGACTCTGCAAATCACCAATAGGTTCTTTTTCAAGAACATTTTTTTCGTATGCTAATGTTTCTTCTGAACCAATTTTGTTTTTTTTTATTAAAATTCAATCCTATAATACATTACATTACATAAAAAAATGGCTTTATATGAATGTCTAAATCCTTCATTATTTTATTATTCGATTTCTTTCAATTTCCCTATACAAGAAATCGTGGAATCATTCAATTCAAAGCGGACACCGATGACACTAACGACCAATTTGGCATTTTCGGTTGTTTTTTCGAAATTATGGTCGTTTATATGGTGATCACGAGCAATAAAGACTGTGATAGGCGTATTCTTTTTGAAATCCACGACCTCGGCATGAATACCCGCCTTCGTAATTGTTTTACATACGCATTTGATAAGCATACCATCTACAGGATGACAGACCATACACTCGTAAGTAGTCATAAACTCGACATAACCGGCATTCACTTTTCCTGAAGAATATGTTAAGATATGAACCGAGTCGGGCCTGACAAAACCTTCGACGATACATTTGCCTTCGGTTTTCGAAACAATGAGACGTTCTAAATTTTGTTTGATATTTCCGCCGACTTCTATGATGGGAAGCACGACTTTCATAGAGAGAATCGATGGAATATAGGGGTCAAAAATCTGCTGTTTCTTTTCTTCTTCGGCTCTACGAGGTTTCTGTTGTTGTCTGCGCATTTTATATACATACAGAAATATATTTAAATCGTTTCAATTTTCCGGGGGGCTAAGCCCCCCTGGACGACCCCCCATCTAGAATGGATTTTATTAATATATTTCTTCAGGACCTTTTCTGGGATTGTCAAGAAGATATGTGTTCGCATGATCCAATGAGAACACGGCATATTTATCCTTCTTGACATCTTCAAAAAAATAACACAACAATATATAATGTCTAGTTCCAGTAAAAGTTCAGGACGAAGAACAAGAAGAACCAGGAATCGTTCAAGAAGTTCCTCAAGCGAAATAAGCGAAATAAGCGATAGTGAACCTGAGGTTGAAACAGAAAATCCAGGAACAATAAAATTAAAAGAAATCGTAAAAACTCTTTTAGACAGAGGATATAAATATAAACAGACAACTTTGGCTGATATTGAATTCAAATCTTCAAAAGTTTCAGCTATATATGAAACAAAACCAGGTGTAATACCAGCATTTAATAATTGGAAATATAATTGGAGAAATGATTCATCTATTCTACTAATGTTTGAAACTGATAAAGCTACAGCAGATTTCAGTGATACTTTAAATAAATTTGACAAAGATCTTAGAACTTTTTTACCGACTCTTGGATATAGAAGAATTGAAAAAAGCAGAATCGGCACTCGTGAAATATCTCCAGGAAGTTCTATCGCTATATTTGAAAAAACATATGAACTTAAAGGAACCGGAATGGTTGGAACACGAATAGATACCAATCACGTTGTAGCCGCATTACCAGTTACAGTGAAACTCCAATATGATAGTAATTTTGATCATTTACAACAGAAAAAATATTATAAAAAAGTAGAAGTCGACGGTGAAGTTGATTATGAATATCGTGAAGACCCGAGTGTAACAAGAGTATCAGATAGATTTATGCGTTCATTAATAAAGGGGTTGACTGGTGAAGTCTCGAGTGAAATATCAGGAGGTAGAAAAACACGGAAGCACAAAAAATCAAGAGTTGTCAAGAAGACATATCATCACATGGTCCAATGAGAACATATCATATTAATCCTTCTTGACACTTTTGGGTTAACCCTTTTATTAATCGTTATTTTATTAATAATGATTAATATTTCTTTATGACCCTTTTCGGATTTGTCAAGAAGGATTGGTATTATTTCGAAATTTGCGTTGTATTATTTTCATAGATTTAATTATATTATCCCAATCGTACTCCCACATAACAACCAAATTATACCCCAAATCTTTTATAAGTTGTTCTCGTTTTAATGTATTTTCATAAATTTCTCCGTAATTTTTACCAAGATAATTATATTCAAGTGGATTACACATTCTTGGATCTCCGTGAAATATTGTTCCATGAAATTCATAAATAGTATTTGTTTCTTTACAATATCCATCTGCATTATATTTTGTATTAATAATTCGATGTTCTCCATTATTACATTGATGTTGAATAAATATATTATTGTATTTTGAAATAAAATCAAGATATTTTATTGCTTTCATAGAATATTTTCTTGGAACACACGTTGGACAACCTAGACTACTTTTTAAATGATTCCAAGGTGTTTGTTCGAATTCTCCGTGTTTTTTACAAATAATTTTAACGGTTTTATCACAAGAAATATATTCAACTTTTGAATAATCAAAACTATCACCATGAGTTAGTTTTGCTTTTTCAACAAATTCTTCTGTTGTACCTCTTATTAAACTAGATGTATATATTATAGCACATTTTTTACAACCTTTCCCTTTTAAATGATTTGGCGGTGATTGCTCAAAATCCCCGTGTATTTTACATATTAATATAACATTTGTATTTGAATTAGTATATTCTACTTTTGAATAATCATATGTATCTTTGTGAATTATCTTGCTTTCTTTTATAAATTCTTCTGTAGTTTTGGATTGTTTTATTTTAGTATTATCAAACCCACATTGAATACAACCAAAACCTGTTAAATGATTTGAAGGCTTTTGTTCAAATTCTCCGTGTTTTTTACAAATAATTATAATTTTTGTTTTTGAATTATTATAAATTACTTTTGAATAATCAAAACTATCACCATGGATTTTAATTGCTTTTTCAATAAATTCTTCTTTATTTGACTTTGTTGATTGTCCTCTAATATCATCATAACATTTTATACAACGACTACCTGATAAATGTGCATTAGGTGTTTGTTCATATTCGCCATGTTTTTTACAAATAATAATCACTTTAATTATAGCAGTTTTATAATCAACTTTTGAATAATCATACTTATCTTCATGAATAATTAACGCTTCATTTATAAATTCTTGTTTTGTTTTTGATTTTACCATACAAATAATATAATAAAATATTTTTATATCATTTTTAGGATTGTCAAGAAGATATATCATCGCATGACCCAATGAGAACATGGCATATTAATCCTTTTTGACACTTTTGGGTTTACCCTTTTATTAATCGTTATTTTATTACACCGACCAAAAAGAAAAATGAGACAAAACGCAATTATGATTTATAAATATTATAACTATGTTTCAGGTGCTTTTACACTATTGAGAAGGATAATAATAAATATGAGAAACCAAAAATGAGTAATTTAATTCCTTAATGTGTTCATTGATGGATTTAATACCCTAATATAATACCTTTCTTTCTCTTTCGCTTCTTCTTTATTATTACAAGTAAAACGTTCAATAATTTCATAAGTCCAATTATCCCAACCACCATATTGTCTTATAATCCTATATGTTTTTTGATTATGGCTTTTATGTGTATCATATAAACAAACACGACGATGGACGTCTATTCTACCTTTTATGTTTGTTGTATAACCAATATAAATATCCTTGACATCATTATCTAGACAATATAATTTGTAGATACACGTATTTGAATAATTCACCATTTTATATTATAAATTGAATTTTTTATGATATACAAATCAATTTTATAGTTTGTTTTCAATAAAATATATAAATAAATGTTATTTTAAAGAACAAATAATATATTTCTTCAGGACTTTTTCCGGGATTGTCAAGAAGACATATCATCACATGGTCCAATGAGAACATATCATATTAATCCTTCTTGACACTTTTGGGTTAACCCTTTTAGGATTTGTCAAGAAGGATTATTATAATCTATAGGTCCCCCTACAAAATTGAATAACCTTTTTTAAATTCAATAAAGAATACAATAAAGAATACAGCCCCAAAAGAAAATGCAAACTCGTTCAATGTGTAAACGCGTCCAGTTCGCCGTCGATATCGATTTCGACGAGGCCTCCACCGCTTGGAAAGCCAATAAAGTCCCAAAAGGTAACGGAACATACGGTTATAAATGCGAAAAAGTTCTGAGGACTGGGGAACCATGCAAACATATTGCTAGCCCCTGGTCGGATTTCTGCAAACGCCATCAGCCCAAAACAAGCAAATAATCCTTCTTGACACCCCCGAAAATGGTCCTGAAGAAATAATATTTATGCCTCCGTTGCTTCAATAAAATAGTGTTCATCAATGGCCGATTCGGTCATAATAAAAGGAGGAATAAAACTATCTTCAATCACCGTCGTATATGCCGGATCATTATTTCCATCTTTATAAATTTGGATGATTTTTCTTTTTAGTTCCTTGAAAGTTTTATGAGTAATAATATCGCCGATTTTATAACGGGTAGTAGATTCTGAATCCATTAAAAATATATAAATTCAAATATTTATATAGTTTTCGGGGGGGTCCCCCAAATTCCTTCCTCGATTGGATTCATAGGATGAAAGTTCCTCGATTAGATTCCTAGGAGGAAAGTTCCTCGATTTAAATTCTGTTCTCCGTTATAAAAATAAATGGCGGAGCCAGGAAGGAGGGGGTCGTAGGGGGAACCTTGGTTCCCCTACAAAATTGAAGGTCTTTTTTTGGACTGAACCAGGAGCACTTTTTTCCAACACGCCAGTATTTAAACCAATCAACAATGCCTTCTACTTGCTCTTATTGCTGCGGCATCGGCCACAGAATTCGCCAGTGTGACAGCGAAAATCTCGAAAGTAAATGGAGAGACGCAATCTACCGAGTGGTTCATGCCCCGACTGTCGACGATCTCTTCACCCCCGACCATATTGCGCACGCAAAATGGGCTATGAGAAGAGTTAACTCGAAGTTGCTACGTTCCATCTCGGCCAGATTTTGCGGAGGTAAAGTAAGTGAAACTAAGCCAATCGCTATGGACCGCATTATTGGAAAAATCGCTGAAAACTACGACGAATGGGCTCTAAATGATCAATTGCCGGTCAGAATGGAGCATCTTCCGTGGATTCCTCACCCGACTTTTCTAGAAGCCACTGGAACCCGACTTGAAGATTTTCATGGATTTCGTCAACAGGTTCAAGAACCAACACCTGTACCAAGAAGGCACATTCAGTTGGCACTTTTGGCTCTGGAGGACGAAGACAGTGAAGATTTAACCGTCGAGGTCGACTGCCCGATTTGCTTCGAAGATAAACCGAAATTTATGATGTTATCGACCACCTGCAACCACGAATTTTGCGCTGGATGTATGTGTCAGCATCTCAAGACGTCGAAGCAGACCGCCTGCCCGATGTGCCGGACCGAAATAAAGACCATATGGGCTAGAGACCCCGATTGCTATGCGGAAGTTCGCAATGCGTTCAATCATTAGGTAAGCTGCCGATTCATTTGTGTTTGTTATTTTTAGAAAAATCAAAAAAGAGAAAAAGAAAAGAAAAATTGTGGTCTCCCAAAGAGGGGACTCTTTTTTTGGGATTTTATACCTTTGGAATTAAACCGGTCATTGAAAGGTTAAAAAGTGTACCCTCTACGTATTTCTATTTCCTGTAATTTTCGGTTGAGTTTCACGATGCATAGCTAAAACACCGGCCTTATAGTATTGTCCTGTAGGTTCATAATCTCCATCACTATTCAAGACAAACTCCGCGAAAAACGCATGTGGTTGAATCGTGCTGGCCTCTATGACTTTTTCTTTTTCAACGTAAATTTTTTTTACCGTGAAATAACCATTTTTATTAAAACTCATAATAGGGGTAAACGTGTATATAGTCGGAGGTAAAGAAGACATCGTATATATACCGACTATAATAAATTCAAAGATAAAATCAATTTTATATTCTCAAATTAACTACCTTCATTTCATTCGTTCTCTCTGGTCCGAAAAAATAAATAGTATCGGTCGCCTCCGTTTTCCATCTTAATAATAATTCTAAGAGAACACATAATTCGGGCCTCTCGATATCCGTCGATTTATAGAGCCCAGGTTCTCCCATTATCCCTGCTATTTTACCAGCGATCATCATTTTCGAAGAATCCGTACATTTGGCCCCCTTATTATTTCTTTTTTGTGTCACATCCTTGGTCTTGAAGACAATCTCCTTCCCCTTAAAAGGATGCATGAAACCGATTTCTGTCCTATTTATTCTTTCAATGGGGAGAACCAATCTTTCCTTTCGGACACCTTCGAATAATCTTTCATCGGTAAACTTTGAAATAACCCATTGGTTTTCCTCATCTTTCACAAAAAGCCTATTTACTTCACCATCGGCCAAGACAACACCTTGTTTCATTTCACCCATTTCTTCCGCCTCCATAACCAAATCATTGAAATAAAGTCGGACAATGGTCTCGTAAGCACTCTTGCCAGGTTTTGCGCCACGACTATATAATCGAGTAACAAAAACCAATTTATCAGCCATCGATAGTTTGTCAAGAAAATGGAATATGACATACTTACTGATAAGCTCACTTTTCATACCATGAACGGTTAGCAATTCGGGGACAATTTTATTTGCGTGATTGTACCAATCACTATCCGTAGCTTTAACTGATAAATCCTTCTTGATCATCCTCTGGACCACGGATTTTAAGTGATTCATTAATTCCTCATATGAAGTGGATGGCTTTGCCGCCGCTTCGGATGGAGCCATAGAAGGTTCTCTTTCAGGACCATCTTCTCTTTTTGATTCGGCCCTAGCTTCGCCTTCGGCTTCACCTTCACCTTCCTCCAAAACTGGTTCTACAACTGCCAATGGTTTAAATTCCTTAGGGAGTTCCAGTCTTAGCGAACCCGGTTTATAATCCACAGGAACGGTTCTCTCATATACTGAAATAGTCTCATCCATAATCTCATTCGGCTGGAAAGCATAATATTCCCCTCTAGAAATCAAGTATCCAGACCTCCCATATTTATCTACCAAGCCTTCAAATTTATTCTGGACAAAGCGTGTAAGAGCATAATAAATGTGCTCTATAGGATATTTTTTAATGAAATTAATGGCAGATATCAAATGGTCCCGTCTATAGACCATCCGCTCCATAAATAAATCGCGAATCTTTTTCATAATAACTACCGAATTATTTTTTATGAAATTCTCATCATATGTGTTTTTGATAATCGACCGATGGACCACTCCTACAGGTTTCTTACATTTAAATTCGCAATCGGCCATATAATCACAAACTTCGGTTCTCGGTTTATCTCCTACCCTGAATGGAATCAATTCGTCGCCCCTAGATGAAAGCCGGATTTCTATCGACTGGTTTGCTACTTCCTCCAATAATTTCTTCTCGCTGAAATTCGTCTGTCCAATATTCAATTGACAATCCACGGCAGTTTCCTTCAAGACACGCGTAACACGACCTATTTGAACCGCCTTTTTCTCAGCACTCCTATAGACATACATATCAGCGGCCTCTTCGTCCCTATCCAGAGAGGTGCCATGAAGATATATCTCTACATTACGGTCTTCAAATTCCAAATCGCAATGGCTGAGATTTCTTACACCACGGCCTATAATCTGCTCTATACGATTCATGTTATACCAAGGTTCCAAAATGTGTATCTGCCGGATATTTTTGAAATCCAATCCCTCTGATGCCGCCATAGAAATCAAAATGACTTTCACTTGAGAACCGTCAGCATTTGATTTGTTCGTGACAAATTTGAGGTCATCATTATTATTCTGTGAAAAATCCTTCTCACCTGTTATCATAACATATCGGGCGACCCCTTTTGCTCCCTTTTTTCTGGGTTCCATAGTAATAGCATCTACAGGATCCGCCGAATGTTTGAAAAGATTGCGATTGTGGTCGGGTGTCGAAGCATATCTGGAGAACCCCATTGATTCTAAAGCAAGGGCCATTGGAACTAAACCGCCATCAATGAACTGAGAATAAATAATAATAATCCCACTAGAAGGCCTTCTAACAATATCACAAATATTGGCTATTTTGGCACTATATTTCCCAATGTTCTCCGGTGCAAATATATCTCCATATGCTGCTTTTGTTTTTGGTTTATATTCGTAATCATATCTTCTTGGTATGGGTTTTTCTGTTCTACTAAATTTCAAATTGGCCATTAATCCTCCTTTACCAATCATGGATTTAATCATCTCTTTCTTGGTAGTTTCTGTTGCGCCTTTTGAACCATCCACTAATTTGTCCAAAACAGGATTCGGGTAAACAATAATGAGGGATTCTAGAGGGGCCATCAATAAAGTATATCCAAAACTCTCCATGTTCTCGAATGTCGGCATAGCACGTTCCTTGCCATTCTTATCGACGGCCACTGTAGATTTAAGTCCTAAATAATCAATAATCGCCTGATATCCTTGACCCTGATAAGCGCCGATTTCATTTTTATATACAGGAATAAATTGAAGAGGGTCTGAAATAGGCGCCTGATTCATTTGTCTTGTAGGATATTTACCGTTTTCTATGAAGACCCTGGCTGGGTCGAATACCTCGGGATAGATCCTGTAGGGAAATACATATGGGTTCTCGCCTCTGACATAAGAAATATATCCTGTCAATTTACGAATGAGAACATCTTTACCGATTTCCTCGCCATTGGGTCCTCGAATCCAATCTCCATCGGGTTGGAAAACTTGGTCTACTTTAATAGCGGGGCGTTTGTCATTTGCATTAAGTAAATTGACCAGCCATATGATTTCACTGTAGGAATTATACATGGGCGTAGCCGAAAGTAGAAGTAGGCGCATATTATCGCTTTTTCTAGCGATTTCGTTAAGAAGGAGTGATGTGAGTTTGGTTTTATTAGCATCGCTGATACGGCTATTATGGATTTCGTCTAGGATAACAAGACGATTATTGAAATGCGCCTTTATCTTTTTCTCGCGCATTAAAGCGGCTTCTTCTGGAGTATATCCTGCATCAGCGGGGATAGAAATCGCTTTACGGATATAATTGGCAAATTCGCCTTTATTTCCCATAAAAACGTAGAAGTTGTTGATTAGCGACCTAATTTGCGCGATTATTCTATCACGCGTGAGTCCTTGTAAATTTGTAGGATTGATTTCTTTTATTAACGAATTACCGATACAAGTATTCAGATTCCATGTCCCATCTGGGAGTTGCTCTAGCCTGCGTTCGTCGAATAATTGTAGCCGGAAGTTGTCTTGCACGTTAGGCGAAGCCACAATAATAATTCTCTTCGTGATACCCATCTGCTTCATATATGCTCGCATTTCTTCGGCGATTCCAATCGCACTACATGTTTTACCGGACCCTAGACCGTGGTACAAAAGAAGACTATTATAAGGTGTCTGAAAACTCAAGAAGTTTCTTACGAATAACTGATGAGGTAATAATTCGAAGGGAGCATTACAGAGACGGTTGGCTTGTTCTTTGATGTTCTTGATGGCTCCGTCATATTTTGTATCAGCGAATTCTTTTCTTTGTGCGATTTTGTGGCTGAAATTGGGGTCATCGAGAGTTGGGTATAACTCGTTCTTTATGACATTATTATCGACGGTTCTCGAACTTGTCTTTGATGGCGATTCCGAAGAGGGTCCTGAAGAGGATTCCATTGGCGATTCCGAAGGGGGTCCTGAAGAGGATTCCATTGGCGATTCCGAAGGGGGTCCTGAAGAGGATTCCATTGGCGATTCCGAAGGGGGTCCTGAAGAATAATCTGTTACAGAAGACATAGATGGTTTTATTTCACCACTTTCATTAATTTCATAATCCACTGATTTAGAAGGAACTAATTGAACTACGTGTGCTTGTTGTTCGGCTTCTTCTTCAATACTACTTAAAGATTCACTCGAACGAACTACCTCTTCTGGGTCATCTATAGAGGCTTCTACTATGGGGACTTTTTCTTCCTCTTCATTTTCCGAATCTGTTTCTGAAGTTTCAACTACTGGTCGAGACTTTGGCATTTCAGAAGGTTTAACTTTTTTTTTCTCACATTCTCCTGTTTTTTTATTTCGTTCATATCCAGGAGGACATCTCTTTTGTTTTTCAGCAGGTTTCTTTGCTTCTTCTTTTTTTTCAACAGGTTTCTTTGCTTCTTTTTTAGATGCCTTCTTTTCTTTTTTTTTAGGTGCCTCCTTAGGTGCCTCTTTTGGAGCCTCTTTCGGTTCCTTTTTGGCTTCTTCTTTTTCCTCCGCTTTCAAAGCATTCCTGTTTTTTTTAGTCCGTTGGAGTTTCGAGGGTTTTACTTTGTTTCCTTCTTCATCAAGAACAACACCCTTATGTTTGTTTCTTAATGATTGTTTATGTTTTTTGATTTCTTCCGTCATTGGAACACATTCGCCTGTTTTAGGGTCTTTACGAGTTCCAGGTGGACAACGTGTTGATTTAGGTTTATCCATAATTTACAATATATGGATAAAAAACTTTGGTTCATTTTGACTTCAAAATCATTCAAACCGTCAAAATATAATTCGTCAAACACTTATAAATATCCTTTATGACCCGTTTTTTTTCTAAATTATAAGACCGTATCGAAGCCAAGCATTCGTCATAAGATTTCCATTCAATCTTACTCACTTCAGTTTCATCGAAAGGTCTATAAACAGCACTATCAACCTTCATCAAATAATATTTGTGTTTATACGATTTAAAATTCGAACCCATAAATATCTCTTCAAACGGCTGCAAATTTTCAATAGTTGAATTCCCTTTATATCCAGTTTCTTCTTCGAATTCACGCAAAGCACATTCAATATCCTTTTCATTATGGTTCCGACGACCCTTCGGGAATCCCCATTCAGCCTCGTCCCATTGAGAACATTTATTCGATTCTTCTATAAGACTCGCCAAAGTATAATTCTCGCCATCATGTGTCATTACACCTGAAACCAAAGTATCGAATTTGTCCCTAGAAGACCGTTCTTCTTGAATATACTGTCCCGATTGATTACACCACAGTTCTCCCCATAATTCCGTAAATCCAGCCGTTAACAGCCCCCTTTTTTCATGAATCGTCATTTCATTCAACAAATTCAAAAGATATTCTTTATTATAAATCGAATATTTTCCTCGCATAAAATCCATAAAGCCTAAAGTATCTTTACGTCGAATCATCAAAAACTGAAAATCACCGCCATCAGTCTTTCTGAAAGCGACAATTCCCAAACTTATTATAGGCATTTTACATTGATGAAAATTATGTCCGGATTTACCGCAATTACCACATGACGGTTCCATTACATTATTATAATCCTAACCTTCTATATAGTTTCTAATGGCTTCTTATGACCCAGAAGAATTAGACCCCACGATATGGGGCCCCCATTATTGGTTCTTCTTGACAACTTTAGCGATGGGCTATCCGAATACCCCGAATTCTGTCACGAAGAGAAAATATTACGAATTTATTTCGAACCTCCCTATATTCATACCCAATCCCGAATTGGGAAATAAATTTAGCCATTTACTTGACCGATATCCAGTGTCGCCCTATTTGGATAACCGCGATTCATTTTTGAGATGGGTCCATTTTATTCACAACAAAATCAATCACCTTTTGGGTAAAGAAGAAATATCTTTTACTGCCGCTTTAGAAAACTATTTGGCTGAATACAGACCCAAACCGGTTGAATTGTCAGAAAGGATTAAATGGCGCAAAGCAGCACTGGTAGGGGTCATCATTTTTATTTTATTCTTTTTGATTTACTTGAATTATAGATAGTAGTGCGGTCCACAATATCTCCATATAATATAGACAATCAATGCGTATAGAAATAGTAATTTTTGCAGTAACAGCGTTTTTTATTTTTAATACATACACTGATGGAAAATATTTGAAAATGGCGTTTCAATATAAAAAGTATTATCAGATGGCGGCCATTGCGTTAGGTGGGTTCGTTATTTACTTCATGGTCAAGAAGAATCCGCTGACTATGGGAACTATGTTGGCAACCACAAACGATTATTTGAAATATATGCCAATTGATAAGGGAACATCTTCTATTTTGAGTCCTATTTTGGATTTCACTAGTCGGCAAGATTTCCAACAGTCTCAATCCATATATGGAGGAAATGTCCCGGTTCTCCCAGTAGACCATTTAAAACAACAGCAGAAAATAGAGCAATCAGGCATTAATAGACCAGGCCAGAGAGTCAAGAGGTCGGTCAGCGAAACGAAGAAGAAATTTATTTCAGCTCGCCAAGGATGGAAATGCGGACATTGTCAAGAAACATTAACAGCTTGGTTCGAAATAGACCATGTAATCGCTCTAGAGCACGGTGGTTCAAATCATGTAGATAATTTAGTTAGTCTTTGCCCTTCGTGTCATAGAAGAAAAACCGGATTGGAGAACCTATGAACCCCGAAATAATATATACAATATATAAATGGCACTGTTTTTATTAATATCGTATTTATCTATTCTGGTGGTTCTCTATTTCATATATTCGAACACAGTTTTAGCGGGAAACGACCCGAAGGCTTTCACGAAGAATTATATATATAATATTTTCGCTATAGTGGTTCCAGTTATTGTCATTTTCGGGCTCATTTCAATGCTTTCTTTTGAACCCACCACGACAATGTATCTCATTTTCGGCGGATTAGCAGCCGCCATTGTAGGAATAATCGTCTACTATTTCCTACAAACAACACTTTCGCAATACATTTTCAATAAGTATTTATTGTATTTGGTTATTGTGGGTATATTATTATTCGGGGCTTCCATCGTTTTCACTATTTTTTCGGGGACGCTTCGTAAGATGACCGGATGGACGGGATTCTTCATTAATTTGTTGTTTTACATCCCATGTTTAATCCGTGATGCTGTCGGTGCTATAGTTGCTGAATACACCAGTTTTTCGAATACACTGGTAATCTTATTTGCTATCGAGGTGATTTTGATTATGACATATTTTTTCATGATCCCCTTTGTAAATAGCAAAATATTCCCTAAGACAACGGTTTTACTTGACGAACCTGTTATGTTGAATACAGGAATGCCCCTGAAAACTCCTGTAGATATTTCGAATAATTTCGGGCTCTCTATGTGGGTTTATGTGAACCCGGGGTCGAAGAATAAACCAGGATATGCCGAAGAATCGCCCATATTTTCCCTTTTAGACGCCTCTGGAAATAACCATATACAGTTGACATATTCGAATGTGGAGCAGGGAAATAACGATTTTATTATGTATATTGGAGAACAAGAATTCCCAATGTCTATGCCACTACAAAAATGGCACAATTTCGTTTTTAATTATATAACACACGATGTGCCAGACTCAACCGCTGATGCTACCCCTACTCCTACACCTACAAAAGGGAATAAAAGTTGGGGCGAATACTTATTATCATTTTTCTTCAAGACCCCCGCACCGACTCCTGGTCAGCCTATGAAAAAACAAACAACCGTCGATATGTTTGTGAATGGAATTTTAGAACGGTCTTTTACATATGAAGACAAAATCCCCGTAGTGTCAAACAATAGCACTATTTCTATAGGGTCCATAATTGATAATTTAACGGTTGCTTCGGATGGTGTCGAAGGGGCGAACATGAATAATTCGAATCGTGATGGATTATACGGGTCAATATGTAATATCGTTTTTTATGACAAACCGGTCACAAAAATGGCTCTCATATATAATTATAATCTATTGGTTATTAGGAATCCGCCAGTATAATATTTTGTATGCCCCTTAGTAGATACATTCTTTTCTACAATGATAATATATATGAACTTTTTTATCATTATTTTAGGAATCATAGTTGTTTTTCTTATTTATTATGTTTATACAATTGTAACGGCAGTTCCTACAATTGTAAAACACGTGGATTTGACTCAGGCGGTTGCGAATATTCCTTCGTCGGCCATATCGGACCCCTACAGTACAAATTACACGATAGGTGTTTGGATATATGTTTCGCAATACACTCCGCAAATCGGTCGATTCCTTATGTATGGTGATGCCGCCAACAACGGGGCTAATTCGCTTTTTAGTTTGAGAATGGATACTAATGGAAACAATCTATATGCAGATGTTTTAGTAAATAAAATCGGCGGAGGAAAAACAGTTATGCCTGTTTTGTTGAATTTGACACAGGATTCTTTTCCCATCCAAAAATGGGTTTATGTTGTCGTGTCAGCCTCTTATAATTATATTGAAGGGTATCTCAATGGCAAGTTTATGACAGCCGTTAATATTGGTAATAATACTTCTTATGGAGTCAATGGAATATATCAAGTACAAGCCCCGAAAGACCCAAATGCCGGTGCTACATTCTATTTTGGAGGTCTAGGGTCTACCATGGATGATGGGATTACTGTAAGACAATCTGGATGCCCGGTCATGTTATCGCAATTATCTAGGTGGAATACTCCCCTTACAGCGGGAGATATTTACAATAATTATTTGAAAGGAAATGGTGAACAGACGAGTATTTGGGGACCGGCTTATCATATGAATATTAATATCCAACAGGACAAGAGTTCGTATGTTTTGCCTATATTCTAATCCGGGGGCCTGCGGCCCCCTGGACGACCCCCGCTTGGCTCCGCCATTATTTTTTGTTATCTATTTTGGGAACCACTTTGGGAACCATTTTAAGAACCACTTTGGAAACCATTTTGGGAACCACGTTGATAACCACTTTTTGGATTTGTCAAGAAGATATATTATTCATAGCTTCGCTAAGAATTTGTCATAAAGGTTCAATATGACAAATTCTGTAATTATATTAAAAAATATAAAACATAGTCTAATCACGGATGCCGATAGGTCATGAAGATATATTCTATAGGTTAATATATATTTAGTATGATGGAACCTCAAACGCCATCTTCGGGGGCTCCTCCAGGGGCTCCCATAGGATTTGAAAATGCTGGCGAAGCCTTAGCAAACACTGGGACTTCTATTACTAATACTGTATCAGATGCTGCGAAATCGTTCTCTGACCCCGGTCAAGTAAATACTACTAGCACGAGTTTCTTAGATTCAAATGGTATCATCGCCAAATTCGTCTTTTTAATACTAGTTATTATTATCTTCGTCATACTCTTTTTTCTCATAGTGAAATTAATAGGATATTATTCCCAGCCGAGTGGAAATCCTATGTTAATCAACGGTCAAATAAATGCTTCGAAGAAAGTAGTTATAAGTCAAAATCCTGCAAGTAAATCCGCTATTCCCATTCAAAGGTCTAATAACGAGTCAACAGGAATCGAATTCACTTGGTGTGTCTGGCTAAGTCTAAGCCCCGACGGAGTCGGGAATGCCGTTGCTCCTACATGGCATAGTCCTATTTTTGTCAAAGGAGACGCAAGCCTTCCAAACAATGGCGTAAATCCTTACTGCTCTATGAATAATGGCCCAGGTGTATATTTCGGAACACCTAGCGAGCCCAATCATCTCTATATTTTGATGGATACAGTCGACACCCCCGCCATTAATAGTCCTAATTTAGTCATTGATATATCGAATTTGCCGACGAACTATTTCCATTTAGCAGTTCGTTGTCAGAACACGTTTATGGATATTTATATCAATGGCACACTTGTTAAAAGACACAATTTAATGAATGTCCCGAAGCAAAATTATTATGATGTCAATGTGTGCCCTTATAACGGATACAATGGCCTTCTCTCCAACCTACAATATTTTAGCAAAGCACTCAATGTCATAGAAATCAATCAGATTGTTAGAAGAGGACCAAATACGAAGGATGTCACGCAGAGTTCATATAATCCTGTTATGATTAATACTATTTCGACATCGTGGTATAATAGTTTCTTATAAGTATATTTCTTCATCACATTTATAGATAGATATAAATATAATGGGCTCAAGTCTTCCAAATATATGCACAGATACGACCTATTTGAATTCCATCAATCAAAAAAACCGATTTCAGTTATTCAATATTCCGGCAAATAGATATGACAATTTGGCGAATAATCCATACGATAAAATAAACCCGAATACTGGCCAACCATACACAAAATTCGATTTAGATATGCGACGAAAAGCAGAGATTTTGAAATACAACAGCAATCGTATGTCAACCCAAACGAATAACTTAACAAGAGCCCAGAAATTCGCCCAAGCAGTAAATGGTTATTCCCAACAGAGCACATTATCACAAGCATTTATAGCGGCAAATACTATAAATGGAGTTGTAAATACATGTCCTACAGGAACTATTATAAAAACTCCTTCATCGGCCAGCGATGTCCCTGGTGGTCTCATGTTATATGATGACCCTACAGTCCCTCTTTACAATTTAATAAACGATACTACAACTGCAGCATATGGTATTATTAATCAATTACAAAACCCTTACCAGAGCGGGTTTCAATATTCGGCACAATCAAATGTCATTTATAACGGAGAACGTCCTGCTTCGCTTTTTACGATTTATATGTTTAATACCCCTACAAAAACGTATGCGTTTTCTTTTACAACGCCGATTTTACTACAATTTTCGGGGTCGCTTAATTCGACTACATTACCTAAAACTGGAAGTATAAATTCATTCCAAGTTGTATTGAACTCACTGACGCTTAATGTCAATTACAGTTTGTCGCCAATGAAATTGAATTCAAATATATCATATACCATTAATACTACTTCATTAAATTCTCAACCACTTCTTTTAGATGTAAGTGCTAACCCTCAGGTGTCTAGTTTCAATGGCTCTTATTATTTGGGAACGATAACGGTTTCAAATATTGTCCTACCAGTTGACCTTGGATATATATATGATTTTCAATTAACCCCTAATTTTTCGACGATTTACCCCGGAAATAGTCAGTATACAACATTTTATTACGACCCAGTGCTTTCATCTGTTTTTAATATTAGACAAAATTCTATAATACCAAGTCAGACAAACTGCTCTATAAATCCAAATACGACAGTTGTTATGCCACCAGGAACGCCTTTTGGGACATTTTCAGTTAGTGGGACAACTAGTCTTTATTCTTCATAGGTCTACACCTTTTAACCGGCGATTTAAAAGTTCAAAGGTCTAAAAAATAAATCGCTCTAGGAAATATTTGTTCTGCGTTATCTCCCCAAGAAGAAACGTCGAACTTTAATTCGTTGATACGGTTCTCGATAAATGTCAAGAAGATTGAATATATAAATACCAGTCGCTCGACCTTTTCTATAGATGCCGGTAAATGAGTTCTATGACCATGATACATGAAATCGTCTAACACAAATTCGGGGTGTTTTATGAGAACATCGGTATAAACTTTATCGATGGGTTTTTCATAGTATGTCATGAAGGTTTGATATATTGTATTAAACATGGGGAGAATCTCGCGATATATTTTTACGTCGTCTTTATTCAAGATTTTATATAGGACTGTCTCCCTTTTCGCTGTTATTTGTTCGTGACATTTATCGGAAATCCAATCCAACTGACATTTACATCGATGAACATTTGAAAAAGAACACATTTGTTCGAGAACATTTTTATCGTTTTTCTCTTTTTGATATTTGGCGTAATTCTTTTTGAGTTGTTCCAATATATTTTTGCGTTCAAATTCCGACTGAATCGCACCGTATTTGTCTAAGATTTCCTTTATGACCTCATCCGAGCAAGCGGTCTCTGGACCAGGCGTTGTAGGAAATAGTTCTATATTCAAAAGGGATGTCTGATGTTCATTTAAAAAAAGGGTTGAATAAGACCCGCCGCGGACGTTATCGATACCTCTCGCTAACATTTCCTTCTTGACAAGTATATCGAGGTCTAACGGGTGGGTTTCATCGAATTTGTTTATAATTCGAATTGGTTTATGAGTCTTTAAATAATCATATTTGAGAACCGATTCTAGGAAAAAACGCGGAATATCTAACACAGGTTCTCTACGGACCAATAAAAAAAATTTGGAATTTGCTAATTCTAATAAATATATAATTCTCATATTTAAAAAGATAATAATGGTTTCTTTATTATCTTTTATGCCTTTTGACTTTCTATTCATTTATATTCCGGCTTTGCCGGGGTTCAATGAATATGATTGTCTATCGGCAACCGTTATACACCTTTTATCTTTCTATTCATTTATATGTTTTACGATTGGTTCTGTGTCAAATTCGGGTTCAAACACATTTGCTGACTAGGGAAGACTTGTCCTGAAAGACATTTATCTTGGTCTGTCACATTAATACATCCTCGGGCCCCATTATATTCACCTACAAGACACCAATTGGATTTGGAAGAGGAAGAGCCAGATTGTATCGGATTAGTAGTTTGATTAGGTTCTGGTTGGTTCGGGGCGATGGTTGGAGGTTGGTTTATTTTTGCGTCTAATGTCGCGCCTGCTCCGCGTCCACTTGCTTTCACAAGTAAATCTCCTACAGAATCAACAGTTCCGTGTAAAATATCAATCCCCGTTTTGGATGTGTCAGCAACAATATCTGCTGTTTTGTCTAGAACAGTGCCTGAAGCATACCCTAAATCAGAAAGACCTTTAGAAACAATCGGATTGAAAATATTGATAAAGTTCTGGAGTGCATTTCCAAAAATAGCGAAAATATTTATTCCTAAAAGTGATAAAACTAGGACCACTAAGAGAACCATAATCAATAGATTTTTTGTAGTATCATTTCCGGATGAAGGTGGAGCAGGATTTGTATAAGTTACTGAGGGGCTATCCATTATATTATAGAATTATATTTCTTATTCGTTCATCTTTTTCTTTTATTG